CATTGGCGGTGGCGGCACAAGTGATAATGATGCAGGCGATGATACCACAGGATTTGGATATACTGCTGGTGGTGGTGGTGCAGGTTTAGAATCTACACAAACAGGTTCACAAAATACCAATATAAATGGAAGAGCATCAAATGGTTCAGGAGGCGGTGGTGCCTATAGTGGAACTAATACTTCTCAAACCGTTGCAGGAGGCACAGGTAATGGCACAGGCAACAATGGTGGATCTGGCAGAAATGGCAGTCCAGCATATTTCCACGCTGGTGGCGGTGGTGGCGGTGCAGGAAGTGCTGGTGGTGATGCCTCAGGTAATAATGGTGGCGCGGCAGGCAACGGTGTTCTTGATTCTATTACAAATTCAGGAACTTATTTTGGTGCTGGAGGAGCAGGTGGAGCATCAAGTCTATCAGGATCAAATGGTTCAGCAGGCACTCAAGGTGGAACTCCAGTAGGTTCAGCAGGTGCGGCAAATACAGGTGCAGGTGGCGGCGGAATTAAAACTGGCGGCAATATTGATGGATACGATGGCGGTAGCGGAATCATTGTAATTAGATATGAGAAAGTAACATAAGGAGATAGACAATGCCAAATTTTCCAAGTTTAACACCAGCATCAACTACTAATGTAGATCAAGGCACTGACCTAATCTCAAATGCTCGTGCTGATATAAAAAATAATTTTGACAATGTAAATTCTATCATATCAACACTTGATGGTAAAACTATTGTTGTAACAGATGAAAGTCAAGCATTTACAAAACAGCAGTATCTTTCATTGCAAACACTTTCAAACACAGATGACAGTGCAGGCGGTATTGCATGGGATTTGTCAAACAATCAAGTAGCACAACTTACATTAGGCAGTGCTTCAACACTTGCTAATCCTACAAACCAACAGGCAGGTGCAACTTATGTTATTATTGTCAAGCAACCAGCAGGTGCAAACTACACATTGGCATTTGACACTGCTTATAAATTTGCAGGAGGCACAGCACCTACCATTACAGCAACCAATGGCGCAGTAGATATTCTTACTTTTATCAGTGATGGCACCAATATGTATGGTGGATTTATTCAGGACCTTTCATAATGCCTTTTGTTAATCCAATGCTGTTTGGAACCAGTGGGGCACAAGGTGCAATCGTAGAATTTGGTTTTATAAGTGAAGGTGGAACACCACTTGGTAGAATATTTCTTAGTCCTGAAAATGAATTTGCTATTGGTAGCATAGTAAGTGATCCAGAAGGGTTGTTTACTGTCACTACAGATGTATATGGCAAAGATCTAATTGAATATAATTTCTTTGGCGATTATAAATTCACACTAATACAAAATTACAGTTCTGTTAGTAACTTGGGTGGTATATGGTTGTCAGATGGTAATACAAACACAGGTTTAGAACAGGATATATTTCAATTATACAATGGTTCATTGTTATCACCTTCGCCTGTTACAATTACAGTAGACAATGACGCAGGCACAGATCATTTTAGACCAAGTTATACCATAAGTGGCACAGGCACAAAACAAGCAACAGGCACACTACGAATAAAAGTAGAGTATTTAGGTTAAACCAATCTAATATAAATACACTTGTTATAACAAACATAAAACCTTATAAGGAGAAATAATATGTCAGCGGCAAGCAATTATACAGAGGATCGCACTTTAGACTTTTGGTTAAAAGCGAATTCTCAATCAACAACTTCACCAGCAACAGTTTATGTTGCACTGTTCACATCAGGTGATTCAGCAGGTGGCACAGCAGAAAACTTAGAAGCAGGAATTTTAACAAACGAAGTATCAACTTCAGGAACTGCTTATGTAAGACAAAGCGTATCATTTGGAACTATTTCAAATGGTAGCGTATCTAATTCAGGCAATGTAACATTTCCAGCGGCAACTGCCAACTATGGAACTGTAACTCATGTTGCTGTAATGGATACTGATAGTGCTTCAGACTCAGCAGGAGCAGGTAATGTTCTATTCTATGGTGCATTAGATACTTCTAAGACTATTGAGTCAGGTGATACTTTTCAAATTACAACAGGGAATTTGACTGTTTCATTAGCATAACGCTACTAACAGGGGAGAACCCAAGTGGCGGAGTATGTTAGTGACATATATGTAGAATCTGGTTTTGTAGACGAAGGATTTGTATCTGACGTTTACAATGATGCGGGTTATGTATTAGGCACAGTAGAGGGTGTGGCAACACTATCCTCTACTGTATCATTCTCTGCGGCAGGCGGTAAAACAAAAGAAGCAACACTACCAACCATACCTGTCACAGCAACAGTAACAAGTTCAGCAGAAAGACTTCGCCAAGGTCAAGCATCACTTGATGCTTTTAATACCGTTGTTTCTGCAAGTGGTATTATAAAAAGTTCAAGTGCAACACTTTCTTCAACAGCAACATTATCAACAACTGCTAATAAGATAAGAAATGCAACTTCAACACTTGATGCATTCAACAGTGTTGTAAGTGCATCAACACCACTTAAAGGTGGCACTGCTTCACTTTCTATAACAGGTAATCTAAGTGCCTTAGGTGGCATACAAAAATCAACAGCAACAGCAACCTTATCAAGTAACTTTGCTCTGTCAGGTGATCTTACACAAGCGGCAAGAACAATAACTGCAACACTGTTTGAATATGACAGAATAATTGATATCAGCACTGCAAATAAAAAATGGGGTGCAGGTAGTTTACATTTACATGAATGGTTGACAGATAGTGCAGGTCAATATATTGAAGATAGTGCAAATCAATATGAACCAAGTAAACTTGAATATTCATATCAGGAAGATTATCGTTTATGGAAGTCAGTTGATTTTTGGTTTTATGCAGGACCTAATGATGCCCCAATTGCAGATGATAATCAATTTGCATTTGGTTGGTATAACAATGACCAACAACTTGACAGTGCAGGTAATAGTGACCTAAGTTGGAAAATATCTTGGAGTCCACAAATAATTAACTTTGGACAACCTGATCAAACCTTAGAATATAGATTTCAATATCAACAGAAAGATACTGTTGGCACAACACAAACTATTATTTTTGCAAATGATCCTGCAGAAAGATTAAGTTTAGGTAGTTGGAACCATTTTAGACTTGTAAAAGATGGCACTTCTGTTTCTGCTTATGTTAATGGAACAAGAACAAACACAGGCACAGTAAGTTCTAATCAGTTAAATGATTTAGGTGAAGAACCACTTAAAATAGGTTATGGAACAGTTAGTAATTCAGGTCCTGTTCCAGATCAATATCTTGATGAATTACACATTACAAAAGGATTATTAAATGATGTAACTGATACTTCTATTACTGTTCCAACAGGTGCATTTGAAAACACAACAGACACTGTAATTCTATTACATTTTGATACAGGATTTGATGATGATTCAACTCCGCCTACAGTAGCAACATTATCAAGTGCATTTAATTTAACAGCATCTTCTACACAGGTTAAAAATGCAATAGCAACCTTAACAGCATTTGCAAGTCAATTAAGTGTTGGTGAAAGAACGCAAGGTGCTTCTGCTACATTAAGCAGTCAATTTAATTTAACATCAACTGCTAATCAAATATTTGCAGGCACAAGCAGTCTAAACAGTCAAGCAACAGTTTCTACATTTGGTGGTATAATCAAACCATTTAGTGCAAGTGTATCAAGTGCAATATCAACACAAGTAGACGGCGACAGAATTGCAGATGGTATAGCAAGTCTTGATGGTGCATTAGCATTCAACATAAGTGCTGGTGCTATTGTTTCACCAAGTGTTGATATGAATGCTGTAACTTCTTTGAGTGTTGCGGCAAATGAAATTATTCAAGGTAGTGCAACACTAAAAACTAACATGGGTTCAACTCCATGGGAGGAAATGAACACATGGAACAATCCTGCACAAACATATTGGGATAGTTTCTCTGTAACTGCAATAAAAGTTAAACAATTCAATGCAACCTTAAGCAGTAATTTCAATGTTAGTGCATTAGCAAACGCAACATTGGCAGGAGCAAGTTTACAAGCGGCATTCAATGATTTACAAGCAAGTGCAATTAGATTAAGAGGTGGCACAAGCACAGTCAACTCCGCGGCATCCCTAACTGCGACAGCAGAACGCACAAGAGCGGGGACTGTTCTCAAAGCAAGTTTAGGAACATTATCTGCAGATGCAGAAAGAATAAGATTAGGCAGTCTGTCTATCAACAGCATAGCAACTGTAGATGTAACTGCTGAAAGAACAAGAGCAGGTATTGTTTTACAAGCAAGTTCAGGCACATTGTCAGCAACTGCGGAAGTGGTATTGTTTGGCGAAGCAACCCTTTCAAGTGAATTTGGATTCTTTGCAAGAACTTCTATTGAAGGTGAAGCAACTTTAACAAGCAACGCAACAGTTTCAGCAAGTGCAATTAAAACAGCAAGTGGTAGTGCAACATTAAGCAGTGAAGCAAGTGTAAGTGCATTAGGTGGATTTATTGCAAGTGGTAGTGCAGATTTACAAGCATTCAATACTGTGGTTAGTGCTCTTACAATTTACATTATTGATCCATATAGGGTCTATACAGTAGGATCAGAGACAAGAACGCTTGTAATTGACGCAGAACCTCGCAATTTATTAGTAAAACCTGAGAATAGAGTAAATACAATAGAACAAGAAAGCAGGGGTCTACAGATTAAAAGTGAGACACGCAAATTAACTGTTCAAAATCTAACACTGACAGAAGTGATTGGACCTTTGGACACAAGGAATTAAGATATGCCATCAACAACAGGATTCAAAGAAGACAGAGTAGGTGCTTACATAGAAAAAGATCCGTATTCTGTTTTGGATTATTCACTGGATTGGACCAATTGGATGCCAAGTGGAGATACTATTTCAACAATCTCTGTAACAGCAGAAACCATTTCAGGTGATTCAGCACCTTTAGTAATAGACTCAAGCACGAACACAGATTACATAGCAACAGCAAATATTTCAGGCGGCACAGCAGGCAACATTTATAATGTAGAATTTAGAATTGACACAACTAATTCTTTAAAAGATTCAAGAAACTTTAGAATCAAGGTTGTAGAGAGACAAGCATAATGAGTGAAGAAACAAAAAACACAACAAACGCCAAGCACAAAACCATTGATAGAGATATGGTGTATAAACTTGCCTGTATTCAATGCAGTGATGAAGAAATTGCAGAAGTATGCGGTATTGGTGTTGGCCTGTTAAGAAAAAGATTCAATAAACTGCTTGACCAAGGCAAACAAGCAGGTAAGAAAAGTCTACGCCGTGCAATGTGGGAAAAAGCAATGAACGGTGACACAAGAGTGCAGATTTTTCTAAGTAAACAATATCTGGGCATGAAAGATGCACCAGAAGATAACAGCAACAAAATGCCTTTACCTTGGGAAGATTAATGCCATTAAGTGATCCACAAAAAACAATCTGTGAAAGTGCTGTTCAAAATCGCTTTGTGATTTCTGTGACTGGCCGCAGATTTGGCAAAACCCATATAGCAATGCGTGAGTTGGCAAGAGCGGCATCTAAACCAGATCAACAGGTTTGGTATGTTGCACCTTCATACAGAATGGCCAAAGGTATTGTGTGGGATCAACTAAAAGGCAGATTAAAAGAATTGCGTTGGATTGATCAAAGCAACGAAGCAGAATTAAAACTAAGACTAAAGAACGGATCAGTTATACACCTAAAAGGTGCTGATAATCCAGACTCACTTAGAGGTGTAGGTTTGGATTTTATTGTTTTAGATGAATTCCAAGATATTGATAAACGCACTTGGACAGAAGTTTTGAGACCTACACTATCTGACAAGGGTGGCAGGGCAATGTTCTTAGGCACACCAAGAGGCGTAGGTTCATTTAGTCATGAAATGTTTACAATGGCACAGTCAACAGATAATTGGGCGGCACATACATACACAACATTAGATGGCGGCAATGTGCCTGAAGCAGAAATTGAAGAAGCAAAAAGAGATATGGATCAAAAAACATTTGAACAAGAATATCTCGCAACATTCAACACTTATTCAGGTGTTGTTTATTATAATTTTGACAGAAATGTAACAGTGCAACCATGCACTGGCAAAGATGTAGCAGAAATACATTGTGGCATTGACTTCAATGTGGACCCAATGTCAGTATGTATTAGTGTTATTGAAAATAATGTTATATACTTCATAGATGAGATTGTTATGAACGGATCAAATACAGATGAAGTATGTGACGAAATAAAAAGACGATATCCTAAATCAAGAATTATCATGTATCCAGATCCAGCAGGCAGACAAAGAAAAACATCAGCAGGTGGACGCACAGACATTTCAATATTACAAAATGCAGGTTTTCGTGTGAATGTAAGAAACAATCACACACCCATCAGGGACAGAGTAAATGCCGTGAATGCTAAATTACAAAATGCAAAAGGCATTTCTTCACTGTTTGTAGATCCTAAATGTAAACAAGTTATTAACAGTTTAGAAAGATTGGTCTACAAACCAGGAACATCCATCATTGAGAAAGATGGAACACATGATCATATGTCAGATGCTGTTGGATATTTGGTAGATTTCTTATATCCATTAAAAACTGAGTATAGTCATGTAGAACCAGAAAGATGGGCATTCTCAGGTAACAATAATGCAAGGAGTTGGAACTAATGCCCGTAATTAGAGACAGAGTAATCAAAGGAGACAGCAAATACGCTGTTGATTATATTGTAGAAGCACACGATGCCTACAAATATTATATAAACAGATGGACATTTCTTAATGATTCATATCAAGGTGGTTATGACTACTTTATGGGTAGATACTTAGAACCATACTACTATGAGTCAAGAGATGACTATGAAAAAAGATTAAGACAAGTAGGATTAGACAATCATGTTAAGTCAATTACAGATTTGTATAATTCATTCTTGTTTAGAAAAGAAATAAAACGCTATTATGGATCTGTAGAAAATGATCCAGGCCTTGAACCATTCTTAAAAGACGCAGACCTTGATGGTAGAAGTTTCCTTGCATTCATCAGAGATGTGTCTACATATGCAATGGTATATGGCAACTGCTGGGTCATTGTTGACAAACCAGCAACAATATCAAACACAAGAGCAGATGAACTAAGACAAGGTATTCGTCCTTATGTTTCACTGTTTACACCAGACAATGTTTTAGATTGGACCTATTCAAGACAACCAAATGGTTTGTATGAATTAACATATCTAAAAGTCAAAGAAGAGATTGTTGAGAATAATCAATACATTCGTGAATACACACCAACAGAGATCAATGTTTATATGATCAATGGTGAAGAAAAAACAGGCGATCTTGTAGAAACTATGCCTAACACATTAGGTAAAGTTCCTGCGGTATGTGTATATTCACAACGCTCTAACATAAGAGGTGTTGGTATTAGTGCCATAGGCGATATTGCGGATATCCAGAAAGAAATCTATGAGATGACTTCTGAGATTGAACAAATTATCCGCTTAACTAACCACCCAAGTCTCGTTAAAACCGTAGACACAGAAGCAAGTGCAGGAGCAGGATCTATTGTGCAAATGCCACAGGGTATGGATCCAGGACTAAAACCTTATCTACTTCAACCAGATGGTGCAAGTATTGAAGCAGTTCTACAAGCAATTGAAAAGAAAGTTGAATCAATTGATAGAAGTGCATCATTGGCAGGTATCCGCTCAATTGAAAGTCGCAGATTATCAGGCGTAGCACTTACTTCAGAATTTCAAACACTTAACAGTAAATTAAGTGGTTTTGCAATGAGTCTTGAACACGCAGAAGAACAAATTTGGAGACTGTGGGCAATGTATCAAGGCAAAGTATGGGATGGCGAAGTTATCTATCCAAGATCATTCTCAATCCAGGACAAGGCAAATGATATTGCTATGTTAAAAATGGCAAAAGATTCAAATCCAACAGATCCTATCCTTGTAGACAAGATTGAAAAAATGATGTTGGAAACAATTACAGAATTACCATATGAAGATGTCAAAGAATGGCATGAAGAATGGAAACAAGAAAATCGTCCAAGCAAAGACAGTGTGCAACACGCACCTGTAACAACAGCAGATGATCTTGTAACACATCTAAGACAGATGGTAGAAGCAGGTTACACAGATGAAGAAATTAAAACACTTCATCCTGAACTGGCGCAGTTATTTTCTAACAGAGGTGAATAATGGGATTATTTCCTGATAGAAACTGGGTTGAAGACGAACCAACTGAACAGTATATGCGTGAAGTCATGCGTCGTTACTTTGAAGAGGTCAATGATCTTAACAAAAGAAAGAACATGGCGGCAGGTGTAAGAGCAAGAAAATATTTACTTGAATTATTTCACTTGTGCAAAAAGCGTAGAAAAGAAATACTTGAACAAAAGCGTGAATACAAATATCGTGTTCACCCAAGTTGGGAGCGTGAGGGCGATGCCCATAACAACGAGTAGATCCATTGGATCTTTAATAGGTGAAACTGCAAGACGCAGAACATTCACACTAAATTTAGGAGGGACGATCATGGCAATGCGTGGTGGTAAAAAGAAAAAGAAAAAAACAAGAGGCGGTTCTCGTGGAGGACGCCGTAAATAAAACGGTTATTTGCTTGGAAGGCATAAATAACTGCATACTACTAATAGAGGGTAGGTGGTAGAACTCAACCAAGAATAAAGAGGATATAATATGGACGCGGAAAACACAGCGGTAAATGAAACTGAACCTACTGCGGTTCAACCTAATGTAACTGAAGGTGAAAAGCAGGTAACAGATACACAAAGTAAGGAACAAGACACTCGTTTGTCACAAGACGAAGTTAATCGCATTGTAGCAGAGAGAGTGGCAAGAGAAAGATCAAAGTTTGAAAAGAAATATTCAAATGTTGATTTGGATCTTTACAATGAACTTGTTGAAAAACAAGAAACAGCACGCCAACAAGAACTTGAAAAGCGTGGTGAGTTTGAAAAATTGTTGAAAGAGCAGGCGGAGAAATTCAATGGCAAAATTCAACAGTATGAAAGCGAACTAACGACTATCAAGGTAGACGGTGCATTGTTAAATGAAGCAAGTGCTAATAAGGCAGTCAATCCACAACAAGTGGTGCAACTACTTAAAGGCCAAGTAAGACTTAATGAAGCAGGCACAGTTGATGTTGTTGATGCAAATGGACAGGTAAGATACGATGAGAATGGTTCGCCACTCGCAGTATCAACACTGGTAAACGAGTTCCTTAGTGCAAACCCGCACTTTGTTCAAGCAGGCCCAACAGGCACTGGCACAGGACAAGGTATTGGTAAGCAGGCAAATGTGGTAGAAACAGATGTTACAAAACTTGATATGAACAATCCTAATCATCGCAAACAATATGCGGAGATTATGAGAGCAAAAGGCGTTCGTATCTAACTGCTATTAAACAAGGAGAACAACAATGGCAATTACAACTTCAACTCTTACACAAGAGTTATACGCTAATGTAGTTCAAGCGGCATTATTCACACTTTCTGAGCAAACTGTGATTCGTCCACTTATTAGAAACTACGACATGACTGGCACACCAGGCCTAACAGCACAGGTGCCAATCTACCCTGCATTAAGTGCCTCAGGCATTGCAGAAAACTTAGACATCACTGCTGAAACTTCTTTTGACACTTCAAGTGTTGAAATCACTGCTTCAGAAATTGGTGTATTAGTAAACCTAACTGACTTATCAAGAGAGTCTGCTACAACTGATGTTGCGGCGGCAATTGGTAGACAGATTGGTGACGCTATGGCGAAAAAAGTAGACCAAGACTTGGCCGCTTTATTCCCAGGTTTCTCTGCTACAGTTGGAGCGGCAGGCGATGACATTACAGTAGAAACAATGTTCAAAGCGGCGGCAACACTAAGAGCAAACCAAGCACCTGGACCATATGTTTGTGTGTTACACCCATACCAAGCATTCACACTTAAGAAGCAACTAACACAAGCAGGCAACACTCCTGTAACTGACTTATCAAACATTGGTAATCAGGCATTGTTAGATGGTTTCGTAGGTCGTGTAGCAGGTATTGACGTGTTTGAATCAACTGTTGTATCAGCAGACGCTGGTGACTCAGTATCAGGCACAGGTAACTTCTACGGTGCGGCAATGTCAGCAGACGCATTAGGTTATGTTCTAAAAAGATCAATGAGAATTGAAGAACAGCGTGATGCTTCTAAAAGATCTACAGAAATCGTAGGTTCAATGGCGTATGGCGTTAAAGAAATCTTTGATGCATACGGCGTAGGCATTGTAGGTAACGCTACATTATCATAATAGTCTAACTATTAGATAGCAATGAAGAGGGCGGAGTAATTCGCCCTTTTCTCTTGAATTTGTATAGGTTTCCTGTCATTACGCTAAATACTTGTGTAATAATTTTGGTGGTATGGGAAGGACCTATAGCACATTAAAAAGGAAGAACCTTTATTATGGCAATTACACTTGCAAACATTTCAGATATAGAAGCATACGAACCAGATATCACTTCATTTGGTATCCCAGATTTTGACGCAGAATTAACCAAAGCACAACAAGATGTGTTTAGAGATTTGCGTATTAGATGGTGGCCTACAAGGCAACAAGGATTGTATGATATCAAAGTTTTAACCACAGGTCAATCAGAACCTGATGAAGATCTATACACAGCAAGTCAACTGACCCGTGCCGCTTGTTATCAAGCATTGGGTTTCCACATATATCCAAAATTAGCAAAATTTGAACCAGAGCAAGATTTATTTGAACGCAAAATGGAATTCTATAGAACAGAATACGAGCGTGAAATTGATCTTGTGTTAAGAGATGGTGTAGAATATGATGCGGATAGTTCTGGAACAGTTGACAACTCAGAAAAAGAAGCAACACATTATCTACGCCTTAAAAGGTAGTAGGTATGTCCAATAGAGAATCTATCGTAAAAAATATTATTGAAGTATTGGAGGATATGAGTCCACCAAGACCTACTTTCGTATCTCGCGAACCATTTGATTTAGACAAATTAGCAATTACACAATTTCCTGCACTGCTTGTCACAGCAGGCAATGAAACACGCGAAGACCAAGCAATGGGCGGATACAGACGCGGTGTAATTGAAGTAAACATTAGAGGATTTGTTCGCTCTGATGGTAGAAAAGGGTTCGTCCAAACAGTTGATGAAAAACGCAACAATTTAATTGAACGAATAGAAGAAGCACTTAACAACACAAGAAATAGAGAACTTGTAACGGCCCGTGCCGCAACAACTCATGTTACATCTATTGAAATTATAGATAGAACACCACCATTAGGTGAATTCTTAATGATAGCAGAAGTGCATTATTCATTTACTAAAGGAGCAGTATAATGGTTACACAATATACTAAAATGTTAGATAACAACGGGTCTGAAGTTCTTGTAGAACAGGACCGTGTTGAACGATTTCTTTCTGAAGGTTGGCAATTGGTAGATCAACCCAAAGAAGAAAAAAAGTCACAGGTTAAACGCAGTAAGAATAAAATCTCTGCCAAGGCCCAAGTGACTTCAGATGAAGAAGTAGTTGAAGAAAAAGTAGAAGATATCAAACCCACTGAGGAAGAGTTAGACGCTGTTCCTTGTGTTGAGTGTGGAAGCGAAGAGCATTCATACAAAGACTGTGGTGAAGATAACTGGACTTTTTCAGAAGACGACTTTGAAACTGCCAAAAAGGAGGACTAAACTATGGCAACTTTTACAGGTGAAAACGGTAAGGTAGAACTAACTGCTGAAGATTCAGCGGGAACTGTTACCGTTGCTGAAGTTCGCTCTTGGACAGTTGAACACACAAAAGATGTGATTGAAGACACTGTTATGGGCGACGCGGCAAGAACATACAAATCAGGACTACATCAGTTTACAGGATCAATGGAGGTTGTGTATGACTCAACTCATACTTCAGCAACTAACGCCTTTGACCCTGCACAAGATGGTGCACTAACTGTTGAATTTTACCCAGATGCAACAACTGGACAAAAATTCTCAGGTAGCGTTATTGTTACTTCAGTATCAAGAACAGCATCATTTGATGATTTAGTAACTGCAACTGTAAACTTCCAAGGATCAGGCGCATTAAGTATTGCGGCGGTGTAATTGGATGTTACGATTTGTGGTTCAAGGCACAAGACAGGTTATGAGGTCTCTTGAAAGAGAAAAAGAGACATTGCATACCAGAGTGGCACAAGATATATTGGAGGTAGCACGATCTAAGACTCCAATAGACCAAGGTAAAGCAAGACGCGGTTGGCGCCTTGAAAATGGGTTTCGTGAGAAACGCATTGTCAACCGTGTTCCTTACATTGATGTATTAGAACAAGGTCACTCAAAACAAGCACCTAATGGTATTCTTAGACCTACCCTTAGGGAGATAACACAAAGGAGTTATAAATGAGCGTTTTAGAAAATGTTAAATCGCATTACAAAAGTAAACTTTCAGGTGAATTGCATAAAATTTCAGTGCCTGAATGGAAAACTGACATCTACTACAAAGGGGCACATCCTTTTGCTGTAGAAAGTAAAATTATTGAACTACAACAAGCAGGTAAAACTGTTGAAGCATTGGTTGAGTCAATTATCTTAAAAGCATTGGATCCAGAAGGAAAACCATTGTTTAACAAGTTTGACAAAGTAACACTAATGAATGAAGCAGATCCAAATGTGCTGATGAGGATTGCCGCTGTTCTTAATTCAACTGTCAGTGAATACGAGCAAGTTGAAAAAAACTAAGAGAGGACACTGAACTTCAACTGATCGTAAAAATTGCCAAAGAACTTGGCAAAAGCATAGCAGAAGTTATGCAACTCAGTGTCCTGGAAATAAACCTTTGGGCCGCATGGTTCAAGTTGGAAACGGAGGCAATAAAGAAAGCACATGGCAACAACACAGCAAATACAAATAGTCGCCGTAGATAAGACCGCAAGAGTCTTAGGTAGTGTAAACAATCGTCTAAAAGGTATTGGACGAAGCACCAAAAGTCTGGAAACAGGATTTGGCAGTTTACAAACCAAGATACTTGCAGTTGGTGCCGCGTTGGGAACTACATTTGGTATTAGAAAAATTCTTCAAGTATCAAGTGAAGTAGAACAACTTGGTTTGCGTTTTCAATTCTTGTTTGGATCAGTTGAAGAGGGCAACAAGGCATTTGAAACACTACTTGATTTTGCAAGTAAGGTTCCATTTACACTACAGGAAATTCAACAGGGTGCAGGTAACCTTGCTGTAATTTCAGAGAATGCAGAAGAACTTGGTAAGAACCTACAGATTGTGGGTAATGTTGCCGCGGTTACTGGACTTGATTTCAAAACAGTATCTGAACAGATACAGAGATCATTCAGTGGTGGTATAGCGGCCGCTGAAATCTTCCGTGAAAGAGGTGTTAGAGCACTGCTTGGTTTTCAAAATGGAGTAAGTGTTACTGCCGCAGAAACAGAAGCAAGATTCCAAGAAGTATTTGGACCTAATGGACCGTTTGGACAAGCAACCACAGTATTAGCAAATACCTATGAAGGTGTCTTGAGTATGATTCAAGATAAAATCTTCAAGTTTACACTTGCATTGGGTAGACAAGGTGGATTGTTTGACTTTGCCAAAGGTATACTTGGTGCACTTGATGAAGCATTGACTCAATCAGAAACAACTCTAAATGATTTTGCGGCAACTGTTGGACAAAAACTAATAGAAGTTACAAAAAGTTTAGTAATAGGCACTGCAAGATTAGTTGATACTCTAAGTCCAGTATTTGAATTTGTTAGAAATGGTGTAAACAATCTTGTTAAATTTGCAAATGTCTTACCAGGTGAAATAAGAGCATTTGGTATTATTGGATTCTTGTTACTTGGATTCAAAACAAAATTAATCATTCTTACAATTTCAAGTTTGTTTGATACTGTTATAGGTTTAGCAAACACAGTTCTAAAATCATTTGAAAATTTAGTAAACAAAGCAGTCACAGGACTTAACACACTAATAGATGGTATAAACAAAATACCTGGTGTTGATATTGATCCAATTGACAAAGTTTTATTTGGTGAGTTTACTGCTGAAGATATAAGAAAACAACTTGATGGCATAATGAGTGTCTTTACTGACACTACACCTATTGAAGAAATGGGTAAAGTAGAATCAATTGCAGTTAAGATTGTAGATGCTGTTGATGCCGCTGTTGAAAAACAAAAAGAAAAGAAAAAAGAAATTGAAGAAACTATTAACAAGTTAGGCCTTGCTAATCAAGAAGAATTACAGTTTGTTGGTAGTGTAGAAAAAGTTCTTGCAGGCATTAAAAAACAAAATCAACAGATAAAAGGACTTACTGTTGATCAACAGGTAAGTTTAGAATTAGAAAAATTAAAATTAGATGAAATGTTTGCACAGGCAGGTGTTTCAAAAGAACTTATTGCGGCCAAGAAAGCAGAAATAGAAGCGGCAGTAAGACAGAATGTGTTATTGAAAGAGCGTAAAGATTTAGAAAACGAATTGCGTTCATTGAGTGGTCAATTAGGCCCAGGAATCTTAGATGAATTTGATCCTGAAAAAGCAAGATTTGAAAAATCATTAGAGGCACTTGAAGAATATCATAAAAATCATGGTATGGCGGAAGAAGAGTTTTTGAAAGCAAGAAATGCCTTGTATGCACAGTATGATAAACGCAGAGAAGAACAGCAAAAACAACAGATTCAAAAAACATTAGAAAATATTTACAAAGGAACTGTTCAAACACAAGAAATTGAAAGTTTAGGTGCTAAAGGTAGATTAGAATTAGCAAAAGGCCTTGGTATGGATTTATTAAACAATCTTGGCAAGGTTAATGAAAAAGCATTTAGAATTGCAAAAGCGGCGGCAATTGCCAATGCTATTGTATCAACAGCACAGGGTGTTGCGAATGCACTTAAAACACTACCTATACCGTTAAACTTCTTAGCGGCGGCGGCAGTAGCGGCACAAGGTTATGCACAAGTGGCCGCTATTAGAAGCACAAGTTATACAGGACCAAGAGAAAAAGGTGGACCTGTAAGTGCTGGTCAAAATTATTTGGTTGGAGAAAAGGGACCTGAAATTTTCAGTCCAAATGCTGGTGGACAAATTATTCCAAACGGAGCAATGGGTGAACCAGTTACAGTAAACTTCAACATTACAACAACAGATGCCAGAGGATTTGACACACTGCTTGTAGAACGCAGAAGCACAATCGTAGGTATCATTAATCAAGCGATGAACAGTCGTGGTAAAACAGGAGTAACAGTTTAATATGGCCTACATAGGATTTTTTCCAGTAACAGCGGGTTTTACTGCTGTGAATTTTAGAATGACCACAGCAACAAAGAAAACAGAGTCAGCAAGTGGTAGAATTATTAGAGCAACCAATTCAACAACCAAGTGGAAAGGCACATTGCAGTATCCACCTGTGTCATATGAAGAATTTTTGCCAATCCAAGCATTTGTTGGTAGATGTCAAGGACCATTGAATGAGTTTGATATTGTTATTCCAGAATTAAGCACACACAATCCGCACCCTACTCAATTGACCTATGTTAGAGCAGATGCAACAGCAGGTTCAAGCAGTGTGTTAATCACAAGTGATCAAATCAACAAAACAAATTTATTACAAGCAGGTGACCATATACGCTTTCCTAATCATACAAAAGTTTACATGGTTACAGAAGATGTCGTAACTGATGGCAGTGGCAATGGCACAATTAACTTTACACCAGGTTTGGTTCAAGCAGTAAATTTTGACAGCACTGGTGACACTATTATTGTAAACAATGTTCCGTTTCGTATGATCCTAACAAATGACATTCAAGAGTTTGGTTATAGAAATGATGGTTATGTGAGTTACGAAATTGATGTTGAAGAGGTGGTATAACAATGAGCAGAGGTCTATCTACAGCAACCAATACAGCGTTAGCAAGGCAGGCGCTGATCAGTTATGTATTGTTAGACATCGCAGGATTCTATTACACAGACGCTCCATATGATATTTCATACTTTGGCAATACCTATGAAGCACAAGGCAACTTCTTAGGTATATCAGAAACAACTGAAAACTCAGAAACACAAGTAACAAATATTTCAATTACATTTACAGGGTTAGACACAACCACTATGTTGCGATTTGCCAACAGTGATATAATCAACAAAGATGTTACAGTGTATAGAGCACTTTGGGATCAAGGCACAGAAGATTTGATCTATGACAGCACAGGTGACGGTCCACTTACAATATTCAAAGGCAAAATTGCAGGTTATAGGGTAGAAGATGCACAGGATACTGCAACACTAACAGTTCAAGTAGACAGTCAATTTACAGACTTTGAAAAAGTTAATGGGCGTAGAACCAATAACGAAAACTTTCAAAGAGAATTTCCAGCAGACTTTTCAATGCAGTTTAGTCATGAAACATTGACGGAT